TGCCCACTTCACTGCCCACTTCACTGAACACTTCACTTTCCACTTCACTGCGCACTTCACTGCCCACTTCACTGCGCACTTCACTTTCCACTTCACTGCCCACTTCCCTGCGCACTTCACTGCCCACTTCACTGCCCACTTCACTGAACACTTCACTGAACACTTCACTGCCCACTTCACTGAACACTTCACTGCGCACTTCACTGCCCACTTCACTGCCCACTTCACTGAACACTTCACTTTCCACTTCACTGCGCACTTCACTGCCCACTTCACTGCGCACTTCACTTTCCACTTCACTGCCCACTTCCCTGCCCACTTCACTGCGCACTTCACTTTCCACTTCACTTTCCACTTCACTGCGCACTTCACTGCGCACTTCACTGCGCACTTCACTGCTCACTAATTCGCCTATATTTATTTTAGAATTTGTTTTCATGCTTTTTTATTTTTTAAATTAAAAGTTTATTTTTTTTTTAGCATCTAATGGTATCCCGCATACACACATACACGTAGGAATAATTCAAGGATTGAAGAGGTTTACACTTTTTGACAGTATGTTCTGTATTAATTGAAAACATAGCAGTTTCGGTATTGAATTATAAATGACTGATTAAATATTCTAACACTTTGTTGGTCTATTCTTGAGAAAGGAATAGACTTTCTGAATGTTTGATGTTTAGTAGTAGTACCATGATTAAATCGCGATCTGCTTTTACGCTCAGGAGATACAACTTTTTTGTTCTCCTTAACAGTAATTAGTTTTAAATCAGCGAGATTTTTTGTTAACCTGGATGCTGAAGCAATACTTTTATTAATAGTTCGTGCAATGGTAAATACTGAAGGGTTATAAGTGTCATCACTTTCATCTAAGATAGGCTTGGAATTACTTTCCTTAAAGAAGCGAACGGCTGCTTTATGACGTTGTAATGCTTTTGACCCATTAGGATTGATTAGATCGGATGACATTTCCCTCAAGTACTGAAACTGATCGTGCTTGAATTTAAATAAAAGGTAATTTAATAATGTAATTGTTTTTGATGTTGAAGAATGATCAAGGTGAGAAATATTTATGTTTCTCATTAATGTAATTTTTAATAGCTTCTTTAATTTATGTTGTGATATGAGTGTAATGTTATTTCCATGCTCCCTAGCCCAACCATTCTCAATATAAAAGTTAATATATTTTTTTACCGTATTGCGGGAGAGGCCGGTTGTTTTTATGATATGAGATATATTACCATTATAAAAGCATGAATGTTTAAATACTTGTTTCATTTGTAACCATACAGCATATTGCCTGAGGATATTTCTATCCGAACAATGTCTTATTATCTGTATGTTAGTTACCATATTGTTGAAACCTATATAAAACACAAAAGTCCCGAATCTTTTCAAATGCGGAACTTCTATATGTCGAGACTTATGTGCTTGCCTTTCGGCAATATTTTAAATACTCAATGTTTTCATATTGTTATTAATCAGTTCCGCTAAGCAATAACAGCACAAATATACAACACATTTTATAAAAGTCAAGAAAAAAGTGAAAATATTTTCATTTAATATGATTTATGTTCATTTGTACTATCCTTAACATAACCAGTTGCTACTATTAGCGCATATTCATTAATAGGACCTTGAATTTACTTGTTCTTCAAATATTTTTTCAGGTTTAATAGTTACACTTTTTATTAGTGCATCATTTTTATGCTCTAATGGCTACACATCGCATAATTTTTATGCTATGTGGATTGATGTAATATTGTATATGCTATTTAGAATGATTATAAATAATAAAATAAGTGTAAAAAAACTTGACATTAGATGTATTAATGTTTTACATTTGTCAAAAAAAATACAGCATGAAAACAAATTCTAAAATAAATATAGGCGAATTAGTGAGCAGTGAAGTGGGCAGTGAAGTGCGCAGTGAAGTGGAAAGTGAAGTGGAAAGTGAAGTGGGCAGTGAAGTATTCAGTGAAGTGGAAAGTGAAGTGTTCAGTGAAGTGGGCAGGGAAGTGTTCAGTGAAGTGTTCAGTGAAGTGGACAGGGAAGTGGACAGTGAAGTGGGCAGTGAAGTGTACAGTGAAGTGGACAGTGAAGTGAGCAGTGAAGTGCGCAGGGAAGTACGCAGTGAAGTGTTCAGTGAAGTGGGCAGGGAAGTGCGCAGGGAAGTGCGCAGTGAAGTGGACAGAGAAGTGGACAGAGAAGTGGGCAGTGAAGTGCGCAGGGAAGTGCGCAGGGAAGTGGAAAGTGAAGTGAGCAGTGAAGTGAGCAGTGAAGTGAGCAGTGAAGTGGACAGTGAAGTGGACAAGGAAAATAAAAAATAATTTAATAATATCAATAAAAAAAACGAAACCTTAAAACCTAATAAAATTATGAAACTCGAAAAACTCAATCCCGAACAAAAAAAACTTTTAAAAACAAATAAAGAAAAGTTTATTAAAAAATTTTTAAATAAAGACAAAATCAATATTCCTATTGCCAAAGAGGTGATTAAATTTGTTTACTCTTTAATAAAAAAAGATATGCCAATCATTTATTTAGCTTCTAATCCTTTAAAAGCTCAGCAAATGGCAAACAAATTAAAAGGAACAGAAAAGAAATATTATTCATTTGGTACATATCTTACCATTTATTGGGCAAGCTGGTACGCATGGGTAGAAACATATATAGAGTTGGGAATTATTACCGCCGAAAAATTCCCTAAATATTTCGAATTAAGAAAATTCATAGATAGTAATATTTTTATGACTATTGAATTTGAAAAAGCTATTATTATTGTTGAAAAACCGGTAATATGTATTAAAAATGAAAATGGATTACATAATGTTTCAGGTAAAGCTATTCAATGGGAAAATGGATATGGACAATATTATATCAATGGACGTAACATGCCAAAAAGAATATTTGAAACTAAGTTCACGAAAGAGGATTTTTTTAAAGAGGAAAATGAAGATGTAAGGGGTGGTATGTATGAAATCATAGAAGCACAAGGTGAAGGATCAATGTTAACATTTTTAGGTGCTAAAGAGATTGATAAAAAATCATTTGTTCATGCTAATGGAGAAATAGAGGAAATGATTCTGTATAAGACGGATGAACTTTTTGCTGAAGAAGAAGATTTAAATGGTAAATCTCCGGCAGCATTAGCTTGGTTAAAAATGTCTTGCGCTTCAACTGGTCAGAATTATTTGATCCCCTCAGACTCTAGCTTTACAAATTGTGTAGACGCTGCTAAATATCACCGACCCTCTGAAGTGCCAACAGAAATAGAATACAAATGGAATTCACGTAGTTAATAAATATCAATTATCAATAACAATTTAAAACAAAAAACAAATGGAAAAGAAAAATTTTAATGGAAAGTTTGCAGCACATCAAGGCGATGTAGAAATATTCAGTGTGTCTAAATTACCAGCAGAAGCAAAGAAAATAGCAAAAACATTCATTGCAAAGTCTGAAAAATCAGGCCACGTTCATGCATTATGTGGAGATTACGAGCTTTATGAGTTACCTGAGCAAAAGGGACACATTATAACTGTTGGATCTGATGGGTGTACCTTAAATCACACCGGATACCAAAATTTAACTCCTGAATATTGGGATGTGAATAAGGTGATGCCAATTGCGGACCATAAACCGACATTATTAAAAGCTGGGATTTATTTTATCGGTATCCAAAAAAGAAAGAAACACTTTTCGAAAGTGTGGGAGAAAGTTAAAGATTAAGTAATTGTTTCCGATGGACTTGTTGGTAGTCATTACAAGAGTTCGACTCTCTTCATCGGAACTAAAACAATATAATTATGGAACTAGAAATAAATAATAGTAATAAAATTTTGCAATTTTTGTTTGATAAAAAAATTACGAAAACAAAGGCAGCAAATATTTTGGAGATTAGCCGGCAATCTTTTGATAATAAATTGAAATATAATCGCTGGAGAGAATGTGAATTGTTTTTTTTAACACAAAAATTAAATGATACTCAAAGTAAGTAAAAAAGAAGTAATTAGAACTTTAAAGGAGTTCGCCGATAAGTTTGATTCTAAAAAATGGATCGATGATAATATTCACTTGTATGAAGACTTTATGGAAGATGAATATGAACTGCTTGAAAAACTGTTACAATCTTTCTTTTCAGAATACAAACATATCGTATCAATATTGGATATATGGGAAGAAAGAATGTTTATCATAAGCGAATATGAAATTCCTTATGCTGTGTGCACGAAAAATAAAGTATTCCCATGTAATAGCAGGTTGAAAGCTGAGAAACTATACATGGACCTGGCAAAAATTCAGTTGAGTGGCAAACCTCAGTATAAACAATACGATAAATCAAAAATTGACTATACTGTTATGGAACGATTTGTTCAACAGTTTAATATTAACTTAACCATTATCGGTAAATAACTACTATATAGAAGAAAACCTATAAACATCAATAAAGTCAACGCATTCATTGTAAATTTTTTAAAGTATATAAAATTAAATTGTAATGACACAACAATTTATTCTTACAGCTACCAAAAATAATAAAACAACACAGGTATACGGTCCAGTTGGGTCAGCGCAATTAGTTAGAATAAAACAAAAACAGTTTAAGAAAGAACCTCAATATAAAGACTACATATTACAATTGCGAACCGTAGAAGGATTTAAACACGTTCAAATTCTATCTTCAAAATGAATGCTAAAGAAATATTAGAAACTCTAAAAAATTATGGCAAGGTTAGCCGATGGGATGTTTTCAGATACAGGAGAGAATTGCGAGAGTTATTAAAACTACCTGAATATTTTTACCTGGATAATGAAGTTGAATTACAAATTGATTTAGCAAGAGAAAGTTTATGATAACACAACTACAATTAAGCGAATTACAACTTTCTATAATTGAGGGTAAAATTTGTCCTTACTGTAAAAATAAAACAGAATATGTTGACAGTTCTGTTATTTATGGGAAGAGTTATGGAATGATTTATCTCTGTAAAAAATGCGATGCGTATTGTGGTGTGCATAAAAACACAAGCAATTCTTTGGGAAGGCTTGCGAATGCAAAGTTACGCGAGGCAAAAAAGCAAGCTCATCTATATTTTGATAAGATTTGGCAACTAAATATAATGACAAGGACAGAAGCTTATAAATGGTTGTCCGAAACGCTGGGATTGCTACCCGAATACACACATATAGGGATGTTTTCTAATAAAACTTGTGAAGATGTTGTGTTCTTCTCAAAACAAGCGTTAAATGATAACAGACGACTTGATTTAGATTTTGGGGTTGAACCAAAAACACCTTATTACGAATTGTAAAATAAATCATTTTTAATTTGCATAATTTAACAAACGGTATTATCTTTGTCAAAAATTAATACAAATATTAACCTCTCTGATTACGAACTAAAGTAGTGTCAGACCAAAAAACAAAATAAAAAATGAAAGAATTTAACAAAAGAATCCAGAAGAAGTTTACTGAAATGTCTAAAACAGGTAAACTTTTCAGAGTGGAATTAACCGGACAACAAATATGGGATCTATATTTAGATTCATTCTCCGAAGACGAAGACCCAATTTTTCGTGATCCGAACAGTTCCTCACATAATTGTAATCATTGTAAAAATTTCATTCGTAGATACGGAAATATTGTATCTATTGACGAAAACTACAATATTGATACAATATTCAATATAGTTGGGAATGATGAATTTGAAAACACTACTAAAGTATTATCTCAGACAATTAAAAATTCAAAAATAACAGAAGTGTTTTTTGAAACTTTTAATGAGCTGAATGTGTTACCTTATGAATCTTGTACCAAGTCAAACTCTATCTTCCAATTAGGGATTGTTAGTAATTCAAAAAGATATACCAAAGAGGAAGCTGAAAAATTTGGAGTGGTAAAGCCAAATGAAGTAAGAACATTTAACCATTTGCATGTTTTTGTTGATAAAATCTTTGTAGACATTTCTGGTAATTCTGTTGAATCTATAATGGGTAACTACAGAGATGCTAAAAATGTTTTCCAAAGAACGATGGAAACAATTTCACTTGATACTTTAAATCTAGTAAAAGATTTAATTAATCAAGGTTCTTTGTTGGATGGAGCTACTCATTTATATAAAATCGAGCAAATTATACCTCTTAAAAAACAATATGATAATTTAGCCGCAAACCAAAGAAATAATTGGTGCTGGGTCAAATCCTTTAAATTACCTTTTGCTAAATTTAGAAATGAATTAATCGGTGTTTTGTGCTCTGAATTATCTGAAGGAGAAGAATTGAATAAAGCATGTCAATCTTGGAATAAAAGAGTTGATCCGGCGAACTATATGAAAGTTACCGCACCGATCACTAAAAAACAAATTGAAGAAGCGAAAGCATTTGTTGAGGAAAACGGATATACAGAGTCTTTTAACAGACGATTTGCCACTATTGATGATATTAAAGTTTCTGAAATATTACATAGCAATGTAGGTGAAGGGAAAATTCAATCTGTTTCCATTTTTGATGATGTTAAACCTACATCAACAAGGCATAAGAGAAATGAATTTGATGGCATAGAAGAAATATCTATTGACAAATTCATGAAGGATATTTTGCCCTCATGTTCATCCGTAGAAACGTTTCTTGCTAATAACCATGAAGGTAATTTAGTTTCTTTGACAACGACCAACATTTCTAGTGCAAAACAGATATTCAAATGGAATAATGATTATTCTTGGACCTTCAACGGAAATTTAGCTGGCAAAAGTCAAATCAAAGAAGAAGTTAAATCTAAAGGAGGTAAAGTTGATGGAGTGTTAAGATTTTCTATGATGTGGGCCGATGGCAATGGTGACAATTCAGATTTAGATTTGCATTGCATTGAACCTAATAGAAATGAGATTTATTTTTCTAATAAAAGGAGCCACACTACTCTAGGAAATTTGGATATAGATATTACACAACCTTATGGTAAATTAGCTGTAGAAAACATTACCTATCCATCTTTAAGTAAAATGACTGAGGGAGTATATGTTTTATTTATTCACCAATTTGGTGATAGAGGATCAAAAGGATTTAAAGCAGAGATAGAGTTTAATGGTGAAATATATTCTTATGAATATAACAAACCAATGACAAACAAATCAAGAATAGATATTGCAGAAGTAACTTTAAAAAATGGACAGTTCAGTATAATTCATAAATTACCTGAGTCTTCAATTTCATCAAAAGAAATTTACGGGTTGGAAACAAATAAATTTCATAAAGTGAATTTAGTTTGTCTATCTCCTAATCATTGGGGAATAAACAACACGGGTAATAAACATTATTTCTTCATGTTGGATAAATGTAAGTCACCATCTTCTATAAGAAGTTTTCACAATGAGAATTTATTACCGGAATTAGCACAACACCGAAAGGTATTAGAAGTGTTAGGAGCTACTAATATGATTGAGTCAACCGACAAACAATTATCAGGATTAGGGTTTAATGCAACAGTAAAAGATGAATTAATAGTACGATTACAAGGAACACACAAACGAATAGTAAAAATTAAATTTTAACAACTAAAAACTACAAAAATGGAAAATTTCAAATTTGCAAGCAAACAAAAATTAAGATTCCAAACTAATAAAGGTTTGTTATCAACAGAACAATTATGGGATTTATCCCTGGAAGAACTTGATTCATTAGCTGTTGCTTATGAAGAAGAACACAAACAGTCAGGTAAAAAATCTTTTTTAGTGAAGACATCTATAAAAGACAAAACAACCAAACTAAGATTTGATGTGGTTCTTGAAGTTTTAAATACTAAGGCAGAAGAGCTTCAAGCTGCTTCTGAAGCTCAAGAAATTAAAGAGCACAACAAAAAAATTATCGCTCTTATTTCCGAAAAACAAGATGAATCATTAAAAGGGAAAAGCATTAAACAGCTTGAATCTATGTTGAAATAATCAGCATTTGTCCTGTGGTGTAATTGGCAACACGTCTGGTTTTGGTCCAGAAGAGTATAGGTTCGAGACCTGTCAGGACAACTTATGCTTTCGTCTAATGGCTCAGGACGCGTCCATCTGGAGGATGAAATCAAGGTTCGACTCCTTGCGGCACAACTTTCACTTTAGCTTAGTTGGTAGAGCACTACACGCTTAATGTAGGGGTCATTGGTTCGAGTCCAATAAGTGAAACTACAATATGATATTTAAATTTATTTATGAAAAGAGAGATTAGATATTATCAACAAGAAGCTATTGATAAAACCATCCAACGATGGAGATCTGGAGTTACTAAATTATTGTGGGCCTTAGCAACTGGTGTAGGCAAAACATTTACCGCTGTTAAATTTATAGAACGGTTTAAAAAGGAAATTGAGTCCCCTTCAAATTTTAGGGTACTATGGGGTACGCATGAAGAATCATTACTTGAGCAAAGTGCAATAGTCCTTTTATCTGAATTGGAATTAATGCCATACAATGATTTAATTGATACCATAGAATCAAATGGAGGATTGATAGAATTATTGAGGAACAACAAAAGTGGTCTATTCCTTGATGAAAAAATAAAATTAATTACTGATAATATCGGTATAATTAAAGCTGATCTATTTATCATTGATAAGCCAATTGTTATTGCATCAATGCAAACTCTATGGAGAAGATTAGATTTGATAAATGAAAATCATTTCACTATTATTATTGCAGACGAATGTCATCTTTTTGGCGCTAAGTCTTTCAAAACATCACTAGACTATTTTAATCCACTTATAAGATTAGGTTTGTCAGCTACTCCATACAGAACAGATGGAATGCTTATGGGAGACATTTTTGATGAGATTGCATATGAATATACTATTGAACAAGGAATTAAAGACAAATTCTTATGTGAGATAGATGCAATCCGTGTAAAAACAAATACAAATATTGATTCTGTACGTACAACTGCTGGAGAATTAAATTCTAAAGATTTAGAAGTAGTAATTAATACTGATGAACGTAATCAGTTGATAGTTGATAAATATAAAGAATATGCGCTAGGTCGGCAGTTTTTAGCTTTTTGCAATGATGTGCAGCACACCATTGATCTGTGTGATAAATTTAACGAAAACGGCATCAAATGCAATTTTGTTGTAGGGGATAAGGAATTAACAACTGACAGAAAAAAGATCATCAATGAATTTAAAAGTGGAGAATATATAGGACTAACAAATTGTAATGTATTAGTTGCAGGATTCGATCATCCTAATATTGGATGTACATTATCTACAACACCAACTAAATCACAAGTTAAATTTTTACAAGGACCAATAGGTCGTGGGACTCGTTTAAAAACTCCTGATTATGTGGAGAAGTTTGGACAAAATGTTATAGTGCTAGATTTTGTAGATGTTACTTCTCGTCACCGATTAATTAATACATGGACTTTAGATAAAGCAAAGACATTAGAAGAGAAAACATTTATTACTCAACAAAAACGCTTAGAATTAATAACTAAACGTGATGTTAAGATGCGTATCACTTCCGCTACCAAAGACGAAAAAGTTAATTTATTTAAACTCCCAGAAGTAGAAATTAGCACTTCAATAAGGATGCAAGATCCGGCAACTCCAGGGCAACTTAAATGGATTAAAGATTTAGGATATGATATAGAAAACAATAATTATACAAAAGAGATGTGTGCTGTTATTATATCTAATTCACCAGCACAAAATTGGCAAATAAAATTCTTAGCAGCTAACAATTATGATGTATCGCAAGGCGCAACTGTTGGAGAATATACCAAGGCTAAGAAAATCATTGAGGATAAAGATCTAAAGAAAAAACAAAAAGAGTTTTTGCAAAAATCTAAACTCCCATTTAAAGACTTACAATGATGAAAAAACTATTATTTATAATGATGTTGCTGTTAGCTACTATAAGTGTTACAGCGCAAACACAACAAGCTAGTTATGACTACTTGTATACTACTCCAAACTATGGCAATATGTATAATTATAATTACGGGCAACCGTTAGAGGTGATAACTAATAATTATGGAACGTCTGTTTTATATGTTGTGCCAACGTATAATGGATTAATTATTACTAATCCGTATGGAGTACCTCAAGGAAATATTATTCCATTAAATAATCTACAATACAATAATTTTAACTTTTATAATCTACGAAGACAATGATCTGTACTATTTTAACTATAATTTATATTTTGTCCATATATGGAGGGTATAAATTTTTCAAAAAGACTTTCCATGAAAGATGTTACTTATATGGAAAACCTGATTTATTAGATGGCACTATCTTATGCTTGTTACCGGTATGTAATACCATTGCTTCTATAGTATATATTAATGAATATTTTAAAAATAAAAAATCATGAGCGAAGAAAAAAAAGAATTACCGTCATTCCAATTAACAGGTAAGATGGATTACGAATTAGAATTACATCCTAATGAATTTCTAATGAGGTATCAGGTGTGCCACGAGAATAATCTCGCTAATGCTATTTACCTTCGAGATATTACATCTGATTTGATTAAACGAGATAGCCGTCCTGATGTGTTAAAAAAGGATAAACAATCGAAGGAATATATGAACATGGTTAAACAGACTAATAGGCTTATGGCATTGTGGGCCGAGGAACTTGCCGGATTTGTTTATGGAGAGTCTATTAAACAAGGTGCTGACAAACCTAAAATTGAAATATCGCAACCATTGGCAAATCTTAAAGTTGTAAAATAGTATGGCAGAACTTGGTAAAAAATGGATGATATTTAGTAAAAGTACCAACAATCGTTTTGTTGTTGGATCATCTATTATTAATCATAAAATACGAGTTAAATTAAACCTTACTAATGATGAATATATATTAGCTGATTTTATCAAACAATGGCAAGATAAACACACTACACGTATTACCTATGGTGATTTATGGAAAGCAACAGGATTAGAACCGAACATCTTACCTATAATATGGAAAGGGCTAAAAGAAAAAAATATAGTGTATCGTCATGAAACAGGTATTGTTACAACAACAACAGTATGGGATTCAGAATTTGATGTATTAAGCCAGTTTGAGGATTTTTGGCTAATTGCACCCAAAGGAAATAAAGCATCAGCACGTAAGATGTATGAGAGAGCCATTAAAGTTGTTACTCATGAAACCTTATGTGAAAAGTATAAAGTATATACAAAGTGGTGCAACGATACGGACACATTTAAAAAGGATACATCTTCCTGGTTAAATCCTCAATATCAATATTGGAACGATGACCTTACACCAAAAAATATTAAAAAGGCAGAAGACAAAAATATTGTAGTAATGAGTAAACCACAAACTTTCACAGATGATGAGCTCTAAAATAGAAGGAAGATTACCACCGCAAGCAATAGAAAGTGAAGAGAATGTATTAGCAGGAATGTTATTACAAAATGAAACATTAATTAATATAGTAGACATTCTTACTGTGCAATCGTTTTACAAAGACTCTCATGCCCGTATATATCGGGGTATCGTTAACATTTATAAACGTAACGAACCAGTTGATATTTTAACTGTAGCACAAGAATTAAAAAAAACAAAGGAGTTGGATATTTGTGGAGGAGCTTATTACATTTCTCAGCTTACCAATAAATACATGGGGAATACCGAGTTTCACGCTCGTATAATTTTACAACAGTTTTTAAAAAGAGAACTAATACGAATAGCCTCAGAGTCGTTAACTACAGCTTATAACGAAGGAACAGATGTTTTTGAATTAATTGAATATGCTGATAAAAATTTAACATCACTTACAATCGGATTAACTCAACAGAAAGCATATAAGTTAAATACAATGTGGCAAAACATTTCCGAAAGAAATATTAAGCTATTAGAACAAAAGGGGCTTACCGGTGTTCCGTCTGGTTATCCTGAATTAGATAAAATAACAGGAGGCTGGCAACAACCGGATTTGATAATTATTGCGGGCAGGTCTTCAATGGGTAAAACATCACTTGCCTTAAACATAGCCCGTAATGCTGCCATTAACAATAATAAGCCAATAGCAATATTTTCATTGGAGATGGCAGCTATACAATTAGCCTCTCGTATTTTTTCATTAGAAAGTAACATCGCTTTAAATAAGTTTCAAAGAGATGGGATTTCCGGAGAGAAAATGTTGGAGCTGGAAAAGCAAATGAAGCATTTGATAGAGTCGAATCTATTCATTGACGATACAGCAGGTATATCAATAAGTGAACTGACTACAAAGGCCAGGAAACTTAAAAAAGAACACCATATTGAATTGTTAATTGTAGATTATCTTCAGCTAATGAAGGGCACTAAAGAAACAAAGGGTAATAGAGAGCAGGAAGTAGCAAGTATAAGTGGAGGGTTGAAGAAATTAGCAAAGGAGTTGCAAATACCTGTTATTGCTTTATCACAACTCAATAAAGATAATGAGAAGAGAGCAGATAAACGACCAATGTTAAGTGATCTGAGAGAATCTGAGGCTATTGGTAATGATGCTGATATTGTGTTGTTAATACACCGGCCGGAATATTACAAAGTAGAATCGTTTTCAGATGGCTCTAGTACAAAGGGTATTGCGGAAATCATATTTGCTAAACACCGAAATGGAAAGCAGGGAACAATATTATTGAAATTCATTGGATACTTAACCAAATTTGAAAGTTTAATACCTAAAGAAGAAGAGATTGTATTTAATCAATCACCAACAGAAGAAGATCCATTTTAACCTAACAACTAAAACTATACACAATGGAACTAGAAAAAATTAAAAATGAAAGTGTTCAAAAATTTGAACTACTTAAAAATGCAGCTAATGAACTTAGCCAACAATGCATAAGCATAACCGTTACCGATGAAGTAACAGAAAGATTAGCAATACAGATAATCTCAAAAGCTAATTCCTTTGAAAAACAAGTAGAAACAAAGCGTAAAGAATTAAAAGACCCGTATTTTCAAATGGGTAAAGCTATTGATGCTGCTGCTGCCTCAGTAATAGATGTTCTCACTGAAAGTATAAAAACAGGCAAAGCGGCTATTCTTAAATACAAACAGGAAGAACAACGTAAACAGCAATTAGCAGCACACAAAATTGAATCGTTACGTCAAAAACTATTTGTTCAAAAAGAACTTATTATACAACATATTGATAAAGCCATTGATATGGAATCATTAAAAAATGTATATAATTCTTACATTCCTATTTTTGGAGACGTTGAAATATGGGGAGAAATAAATACAGAAGCACAAGCAGTTTTGGCACAAATTAAACTTTACGGATCGGCTAAAAAACAAGCATTATTAAATCCGGCAAAAATAGAAGTTGTAGAACAAATTCAAGAAACAGCTAAAGAAGAAATGAAAGCCGCTGTTGAAGTTATTCATATCGAAGATGTGCCATTAAAACAACAAGGAATAAAAACGATTTGGAAATTTGAGATAATGGATATGACGAAAGTTCCAGCCAAATTTCTTATGGTCGATGAATCTAAAGTTAAAGAGTGGATGAAACAAGCGCGTGAGGCAGGTAGCCTTGAAACAGAAGCCACTCATTTTGGTATTCGTTTTTATCCTGAACAATCACTTGTAATACGTTAAAATTATGACAATAATAGAAATTATAGATAAATATAAATTAACGGGGTCAGCATCACATATAGATCTGGAAAAAGCTCTTAATGAATATGCTAAATATGTATGGGATAAAGGGTGTAAAAAAACAATTGAAAACATATCAGTCACTTTATTACATCCAACTAATTTAACTAAGGCAGAAAAAGCAGGAAGTGATATTGCTATTACAATTAAAGCAGTGGGCGATACCATAAAAAGATTTCCAATTCCTCCATTTGAAGTATAACTAATGACAATTTCGGAGATAGCATCTATTATTTATCAACGTAACCCTAATAAATTTGCATCTCAGGAAGAAGTAAAGAAATTATTAACCTCTTATGTGAAAGCATTAGGAGTTCAAATAAAGCATCATAAGCCAATAGCATTAGCAAGAGTTGCGAAGTTTGTTGTTTCTGCTAAACAAAAAAACAGAAATAAAACCAAAGCATATAAGGCTAAAATGAAAATATTCAAAAATAGATATAAGATTGCAAAAAAAGCTAACTCCTGGGCCCATGAATTTATTGACGATTGTTACATTGATTAAGAAAATATTAATTATAATATTCATTTTTATATTAGTCTGCTTATCGGGTTTAATAATGCCGTCAAGTATAGATGATATTGTAATTGAAGGGAGCAACAAATAAAATTAAAAAATAATTCAAAATAAGTTTGCATAATTTAACAAACCGTATTACATTTGTCAAAAATTAATAACTAAAAACACACAAAATGTCAAGAAGCAATCCTGAAGGCGAACGCCTCATAAATCCAGCCAACCGCTTCTTCCAATTTAAGGGAGATGATGGTATATTCCAATATTACGATAAGGAATTAGATAATCCAAAAACAGGTAAGAAAGGAATGAATATTAGTATTCCTCTGCCGTTTACCTTTATTGTATTGGATATTCTATCAACTATAACCGGCTATTCAGATGCTAAAAAGGGTGGATTTTACTCTAATGAAGTGAGAAATGTTAAAACCGACAAATTGTTTGTTCGATGTGGAAAAGAAAAGTATGAAGAAGGTTTGTGGGCGGATATTAAAGGTAAAGATTCATCAATGGATTATGCAGCCTCAGTTTATATCGCTTATATGAACGCAAACAAAGAGCTAACAATTGGGCATATAAAGATGTCAGGGGCTTGCCTAAGTGCTTGGATTGAGTTTATAAAACTGAAAGGATCTAAAGAGGTTTACGCAAATGCTATTTGTGTGATAGGTTGCTCAGATCATAAGAAAGGAAAGGTAGATTATAAGATGCCAATATTCACCCTTAAACCAATTAAGGCTGAAACAAATCAAAAAGCCCTGGAACTTGACCTTCTTTTACAGGATTATCTTAAAAATTATTTTGCTAATGGAAGCAATGTTCCTAAACCAACCCCTGAAGAAGAAGCTAAATTAGTTGCTCCTGTTGTATTGCCGGAAGAAACCCCTGAACCTGTTATGAGAAATAGAGCAGCGCAACAAGCAGTCAATGATTTTGTAACCCCCGAAGATGATCTACCATTTTAATTATGGGCTTTAATCAAGAAATAATGAAGAAAGAAGAACAATTACAAACCGGAGTGCATCTCGTTACAATAACAGAGGCCTCCATACTTAAAGATGCTGATAAAAACCCAGTAGTTACTCCGTCAGGAGATACTTGCTTAGTAATTAAATTTTCAGACAGCTATTGTAAAACTATTGAGCAGACCTATTATATAGGCGGTGATAAAGAATGGTTATTTAAAAAGATGTGTGCTCATGCTGAGATTGACCTTGAAAAGGTAGCTCAAACCGGTAAATTCAAAGCGGAGGCTGTTGGTAAAAGGTTGTGGTTATTTGTTAAGGAATTGCATGATATTGATGGCGAGGATCATGTTTTAGATGAAACTACAGGACAGCCGGTTATTCATTACTTAGTGTTTGGAAGTATGGTATGCAGTAACCCTGAGAACAGGCCTAATATAAAAGGAGATCCGAAAAATAATGGTGGAGAGCCGTATGATGAATTTATTGGTTACAGGCAAGTTGATAATAGTGTTGGTAAAAGTCGTTCAGCAATAATAGCAAAACCTGTAACCAAACCCATTGAAACCGATGACTTCGCTGACCTTGATTTAACAGTAAAAACAACCGCCGGCGAAGTTAAAGGAAACAAAGCATTTGTTGAGGTGTATCAAAAGATTGAAGAAAGTAAACCTAAAGAAGAAAAACAAATAACTCCTGACACGGAAGTTGATTGGGATGATTTTTAACTAATGGCAACAACACTTGTGTTAAAGCATTACGGAATTATTAAAAATGGAGAGCGTCTCTATTATAACAAGCCATTACATGCTGCTAATATTAAGTCATTAGAGGGCCATGAATTTGAAGAGGTAATTAAGCTTAAAACAAAAAAGGTATCATCTGACTTCCACGCATTTTATCGTGGTGGTATCATTAAAGAATGTTTACAATATGAGATGTTCGGAGGATGGCGTAAAGAAGAGATACATGATTTTTTTGCTAAAAAGTATTTATCTTATGAAGCAGATGAAAAAATAATAGATGAGCAAGGAAATACAAAACTGCACAGAATAACAAAAATTAGAAGTACCGGTGATTTAAATAGCAAAGAAATGAGTGAGTATTGTGAACAAGTAATACGATGGCTTGCTTATCATAGCATAATAATTAAAGATCCTGAACAATATAAATCGTAATAAAATGAAAAAATTTGGAATAGAAGAAGATCCAACTAATGTTGCTTCAAAATTAAAAGGGAATTTAGAAATGTTTGTATGGACATTTGATACTCCAGTACAAATGAAAGAATATACCATAAGTACTATTGTTTATGTAGAAAATAAAGAAACATTGTTTGTTCCATTTATCGAGTTCGGCCAGTCAAAAATGACCTCATTACAAATCAACAATCTTTTTAAACGTTTCACTGAAAATCCAACATCTTTCAATAACCAATGACAGAAAAAATATATAAAATTTCAAAATATCAATTATATGCCATAATGGGAATTATGTTTTTGCTTGGTGGTTTATATGGAGTTTTAATTAGTATGTTTTTTAATTTATAAATACAACCAATGACAACAATAAAACCATCAATAATTAAGGATTCGATACGTATCAGGACACTTTTAAAGGAACGCTTTAAATCACTTAATATTTTAGCCAAAGATGTGATAAAAGATGCAGAAGAGAAAGGAATGGTATTTACCGGAGCTTCATTATCGAAATATATGAATCATGGTAATATTCATAGTTCTCTCAGCGAAGAGAATATTATATGGCTTTGTTTTCGTTATGGGATACCGGTAAATCTATTTATTGGAAAACCTGTTCTGGAAGATAAGAAATTAACGTTTGTCCTTCCTGACTATGATGAAAAAGAATGTTTAAATAATCTTACTAAATATTTTAACAAACATGTTAATAGAGATAACAAAACCAAACAAAGTTCAGATATTGGTAATGAAAACTCATCTACAAAAAAAGATAAAAAACAAGAGAAGTTGGGCAAACGAACTAAAGTGGAAAAACATAAGAATAGAGCAGCTAAAACAAAATAAAAAAGATCAAAAAATAAAAATTCCAATTGTTACAATACAGCTATTAACTGAAATATTACAAAATCACGATACACGAAAACAACACAGAACAATATTATCAACAAATAATCAAGAAGTAATTACAGCCTATTTAAAAATAGCCGTAAAAGAAGATTTAGAAAATATATTTTTTGATGATTACACACAACTAACAATCTCTGATTATGTCCAAGAAAGAAAGAATGACAGAAAATGATTTATTGGCTAAAGGAATGGAAGAAGTGAGTCCTGGGGTATTTAAAAAAAAATCTAATGGACAGCCGATAGAAAAAATTATACAGAAAGAAATTGATAAGATAAAACCTGTAATTGAAAATATAATGTCAGAGAAATTTAACGATCTAGTTTTGTTTGGTGAAACCGAAATACACGATGATCTAATTGCAGCTTTAGGAATAGCAGTAATGTCTTCTAAGAAACCAAAAAAAACACCTCACAAAAAATTACAGGAAGAGCAATACAATAAAATGATATTGTCTGCTGGGGCCTTAATCAAAACATCATTTACAAGTGATGAACATCATTTAGTTTTCAAATGGGCCGGAAAAGGATTAAGTCTTAACGAATGGTACGAATCAAAACATTGGACACAACGTAATAAAATTGCTGAAGAGTGGCATATGTTTTTTAAAAAATTTCTTATTCAACCATATCCTAGATTTGATAAATATGAAATAATATTAACATTTAATTCACGTTTGGACGCCTCGAATGTAATCACAAAAATAAAGCTCTTGGAAGATTTGCTACAAAAGGAAAAAATAATTGAAAATGATAATAATAAATATTGTCGCGGACTTCATATTATTCCTGACTTAACAATGAAAAAAAATTCCTATTGTATAATAGTTAAAAATATTACTGAATGAGAAAAAGCCTTTATGAAATATTAAATGTCGAAAAAACGGCAAGCAAAGAAGAGATTAAAATATCGTATTACAAATTAGCAAAAGAACACCACCCAGATAACAACGGATCGCATGAAATAATGACTGAAATAACTTTAGCATATAAAATACTATCTAGCGACAGTAAACGTGCCAAATACGACGAAACAGGGTCAACGGACAGTGAAAAACCTTTTGAGCAACAATTCATGGGTTTCTTAAACGCTATCCTCATTCAGATTGTAGAAAATGAAAAGAATGTTGACATCATTGATATTGTTGAAATGATTCAGGAATACACTGATGATACTATTTTAAAACATCAACAAGCTTCGGCTATTACTAATGTTAAAATTGAGCGTTATGAAGCAGTTAAGAAGCGTTTGAAAAGCACTTCCGATAAAACAATGTTTATAATACTTGATAATCAAATTGAAAATTTAAAACGTAATTATTTCGCATTGGAGGAAGAGAAAATATTTTTAGGTAAAGCTAAAAAAGTACTTGAGGGATATGCTTATGATGTAGACAATATCAATGCTGGATTTTTATCTATGAACTATACAACTGTGACATCGCATGGAGATAGGTTATAGAGCTGTTGAGATATGGACTGCTGATTGGCATGTGAGATATAAAGATTTTGATTATTTATTTGACAATGAAGTAACAATAAAAGTACCATTAAAATTTTTATTAAAAGATGATCGCTTTATGAAAAGGATTTATAATCGTATTAACCCAAGTAAGAAAAAAGATGATGGTAAAAGCAAACCAGTTATTAAAATAACATATATTAAAAAGATAGGATATGTTAATTAACGGACGAGGGTTTGAGCAGTATTTTAAAAAAAAGCGTTGGCATTGTAACCTAAAAGCATATATAAAGACATGAGCAGACACGAATTAAAAATTTACCACAACCAACAGTTGATGGATGATACAAATTGGATGTTTGTTTGGATAAAAAAATACATTCATTGTAAAGACAAATTTCCAAACACACCGCCACCGCCTTCCGATAAACTGGATGAGTTGATGAGTAGAATTTTTACAGAGTTACGCAAGGACAGCGAACCAATGATTAAACGGTAAACTGTGCGGCTTTTTAAAATATTGCTTCAAAGCCTGTGTTATGGCATCGTTTTAATGCCGCATAACGAACAATACTAAGCGACCGTGGCGACTTTGAAAAACTTAACCTGCACTATGAAATACTTAGCTAAGCCATGTTGCTTAGTTATTGTTAGGTTTAGTTGCCTTGGTAGGCTTTACGGAGTGAAATATTAATTATTAAACGACAATGAAAATAATTTTTTTAGATATTGACGGAGTGCTTAATGTAGAAGTTTATTTAATTGCATTTTGGGATATATGCAAGCGAATAAATTTAGCAAGACCACAAGCTGCATCTTTGCGAATGGATGCAATGATAGATGATTATGGTAATTTATTTTGCCCGCTGGCTTGTAGAAGGTTGGCTTGGATAACTGAAATTACAGGAGCAAAGATTGTTATTAGTAGTACTTGGCGAATGAATGGACTATCTGAAATGCAAGCAATGTGGAAGCACAGACAAATAGCAGGAGAAGTAATCGATGTTACGCCTATTCACATGACACGAAGAGGCAATGATAAGTTATCATTTACAGAAAGATGCGAAAGAGGTAATGAAATAAAGGAATGGTTATCACTTCATCCCGAAGTTGAAAGCTATGTAATTTTTGATGATGACAATGATATACTTCCCGAACAATTGAACAATTTTATTCAAACAGATGAAGCGTATGGAATTACTTTAAAGGATGCAGAAAGAGCAATTAAAATACTTAGTACGACACACACAGGAGCGCAGGCAGGCAATTGAACCTAACTACTATATAGAAGAAAACGATTAAAACACCAATAAAATCAATATAAAAAATATGGACTTTCGAAAATGGCATGATAAATATTCGATTGATTGCAAGTTAAAATACCCGAGTAAAAGAACTCAGGAAAATTACCTATGTTCGGTTGGGACATTTTTAAGATACTTTGAAAAAGAGATAGAACCAAAATCTATTTCAACACAATCAATAAAAGAGTGGTTATTAACTTTTGAAACTATTAACACTAGGAACCATAAATTATGTGCCATAAAATCATTTTATGAAATTACGGTTGGAATGCCTTTAAAGTTGGATAAAATACCGTTTTCAAAAAAAGATAAAAAACTGCCAATAGTTTTATCTCAGGATGAAATACAACGAATGTTTAATGTTTGTTCCAATAAAAAACACAAGGTAATACTTGCGCTGCTTTATTCGTGTTCGCTTCGAGTATCTGAATTATTAAATTTAAAATGGAAAGACATTGATCGCAGCAGAATGATTATAAATATTATTCAGGCGAAAGGCAATAAAGATAGACAGGTTGGATTAAACGATATTTTAATAAAATTACTTACTGAATACTATCAAGAATATAAACCAAAGGAATATGTTTTAAACGGGCAAAACGATTCGCTTCAATATTCAGAACGCAGTGTTGGTGAAGTAGTAAAACAATTAGCAATCAAGGCCGGTATTTGCAATAAAAGAGTTTATACACATTTAATGCGCCATACATCAGCCACTCATCTAGTGGAAAATGGAGTAGACATTAATTTAATACAGAAAATTTTAGGGCATTCTAATGTAAAAACGACTAATGTGTATTTACATATTTCGCACAATTTAATCAGTAAAATAAATTCACCATTACAAAACATAAAATTTAACTAAAAACAACAAATCTATGAAAGTAAAAGTACCGGAAAATTTCCCACAAGCAATTGGTAAAGGAGTAATACTTCTTCCAATAGAAGAACAAGAAAAAACCAACAGTGGAATTATAATTCCAACTATTAAAACAGGTGCTCAAAACGAGCAAACAACACCTAAAATAGGAGTTTTGATGCATGTTGGTGCAGATGTTACACTTACTGTATTCGACTCTAAATTAAACAAGTCCAGAGTGCTTAAAATTGGCGACAGGGTAATGTATAATCCTTATGCTGATGCAGGATTTCTATTTGATAATAATTGGTACATCGTTATGAGTGAATTGGATGTTAAAGCATTTTATGCTGATGATAAAGCAGTTCCTATGGGTGGAGTAAGACAAAGCCGCAAACGTGGCGCAGTAGAAAAACGTAAATTCTTTTTATAAACTTAAAACTAAACAATCATGTCAAACACAAAACAAAAAGCTGCTTATAAAAGAGAGCAAGAAAAAAGACAACAACCTAAAAAAGAACCATTATCTGATTTTGATAAAATTGTGAATGATCGTCTTAATAAGACACGAGAACTGCTCCTTGTTAAAGGCAAAGAATATGTTAGAGGAGATGATAGATTTCACAATTTTGTTCGCGCGGCAGAGATGAATAGAACTACTCCTACTCGTGCACTTCATGGAATGCTTACTAAGCATTTAGTGAGCATATTGGATATTACAGATTCGTTTGATATTAAAAACTATCCATCTAAGGAATTAATATCTGAAAAAATAGGAGATATTATAACATATTTATGTTTACAGGAGGCGTTAATGTATAGCATTATTGATACAAACAAATTAGAATAATAAAATAATTTTACTAATTTTGTATTGCTATAAACTTAACATGAACGTATTAAAATAATTTTGCCATTTCTTATAATGATAACCCTCCTATAATTTATAGTTGAGTTTATAGCACATTATAAGAAATGGCTACTTATAATAATATTATGAAAAAAACTATAATAGGTATTTACAAAATAACCTCTCCAAACAATAAAATATATATTGGACAATCTGTTAATATAGGAAGAAGATTTAAAATATATAAAAAAAGTAATTGCAAATTACAACCAAGATTGCTAAGTTCTTTTAATAAATATGGAGTTGATAAACATAAATTTGAAATATTATGTCAATGTGAAAAAGAGGAATTAAATA